TACAATGAGTATGTTTTTCTTTGTCATGATGATTTTGATCCAGATGAGGATGCTACTCCTGAAGAATATCTTGAGATGCTGAAGCAGATGGATTATGATGAATTGCTTGAAGAGACAAACACTGATGAAGAGTATCACCTTGAAGAGTTTATGGAGGCATGGGGATGAAAACTGTACTTAGGATTAATAAAGATCAGTTTATAATAATTTACAGAGCACTGAATGAATACCTCAAAACATGTAAGTCTCCATCATTTGAGCAGGAGTGCGTAGAAATTATAATGCGGAATATTGATAGATATATCTTTAACTGCGGCACTACTCGCAAAAATTACCAAGTTGTTGAATACAACGATCCATCATTTGAGTCCTATAATAACAGGAAACAATATGATCATTACGGAGAATATGAGTGACACATAAAGAAAAACTTCTCTTTATCGGTTCTTTTGTTTGGTTTCTTCACTGGGGTTCATGTCTTACATCATTGTTTCTGGATACGGTTATTCTAAGAGGGTCTGTGAGGATGTTACCTCTTGGTTTCTAAACAAATACTTTCCACGACACAAAATCACTGTAGAAATACTACATCGTGGTCTCAAACGTGAAGGTGTCAATGGTTATTGTGACCATGTGGGAGAATCTTATCGTCCGAGAGAGTTTCTGATTGAGTTGGATACCTATATGGATAAAGATTTGTATATACAAACTCTTTTGCATGAATTAACTCATCTGAAGCAGTGGGTACTGGGTTCACTGCGATCCCGTTATGGAAAATTGTGTTATTGTAAAGAACCAGTCGAAAAGTATGACTATTGGCATCAACCACATGAAATAGAAGCAAGGGAAGAAGAAGAAAGGTTATTCTGGTGGTATCTGAATGATCGGCAGAGTGTGCCAGTCTCGGAACCGTCCACCTGCTTTCCCAATCGACTGACCAGATCCTTATAATACTAAGGTAATCAAGGGACAGCACCTGATGCCCAACACCTTTTACCGCATCTTCATCACCAATGAAGACGAAACCGTGAGCACTTTGTATCGTAAGGAACGCAAGTGTTCTACCATCAAAGGTCGTGACCGTCAGATCAACCGTGTCACCAATGAGATGGTAGAGGCAATCCGTGAGATTCGTGGGTGGAAACGTCTTCATGTTGAGACTATGACACCTGAGCAAGTGTCCTGCTGTGGTCTCTCTTGACCTCCAGAGGCATTATACTAAGCACATCAGCAATCAATCCAATGCAACTCCAAACTTCTGCCACTCAAGTTGATTATTTCCCTGTTGGCACTGGCAAACGTTATGTCAAACGTGTCATCTGGCATCCCACTGAGGAAGTTTCTCAGCAGATGACTTCCTTCAGCACCCGTACAAAGTCTGACATGGTTTATGACGTGAATCAGTACATTGCCAATGGTGCTACCGTTACTGATTTCAATCTGGAAGCATATGACGGTGAAGATTACACTCCTCTGATGTGCTGATGAGTGTATTGAGTTACATTGCCATTGCATTTTTTGTAATGGCAATAATTATGTTCTTTCAAATGTATCTCTGATGAAAACCCACGACATCACTGTTACACTCACCGAAGCACAACATGAATTGGTGAATGATTTGCTTCTTCATGCCATGGAATCGTATCAACTAATGGCACCTTATGATGCTGGAATGGATGATCTTCCACTGGATAATGAAATTGTTCAGAGGTACACTATGATTGAGAACATGCGTGAAATGTTTCTTGAACTTTGGAAGGAAAGATTTGAGATAGATACAGTGCAGCAATCGGAGGAATTAAATGACGAAAACGGAAGTGAACATTGAATTGAACGTGCATGAGATTGGAGTGTTATTGTCTGCACTAAATTTACTTGATGGTAGTGATGAATTCAAGATTGAAAGATCTTGCGGCAGTGCAAGAGCAATCAAAGATCGACTTGTCAGTGTGTATAATACACTGGACACAACATCACTTAATCTAAAGAATGAATCCTATTGCGAACCTTCATTTTAAAGAACACATGAATGAAAAGATGAGTTGGATCACGAATACCAACGTTCCAGTAACTCCACAAACCAATCCAAAATTGTGGTATACATGGTATAATATTCTACAGGAGGATGCACCCGAATTAGTGGACGAATTCATTGAAAATACGGCATCAAAAATGGAATTGACTTATGACTACATGATTGAAGAATTCCTATGAATGAACAAACAAAACTTATTCTTGCACTTCAGCAGGTAGAAAATCTTTCAAAACTATTTGAAGGAAATCCCTACGAAGAATTCTTAAACTTTAAACTTACCAACATCTATTATGAACTCCAACGGCAAATTTCTCTACATTCTTGATTATTGGGTGCCATTTCCATCTTCTGAGTATGGTGGATTGATTACACTCATTGCAGAAAATGATCAGGAAGCATTTGATCTTCTTTCGAATGAAGAACAATTTGATGATCGTTATGGGCACTTGATGATGGAACGTATCATCAATGCAACTAAACTGAGGTTGGCGGATGATTATGAATCTGGTATAATTGATGCATTTACGACATAATCAAATGGAAACACCACTTTATCGTATCGAAGAAGAAGGAACCAATGGTTGGTTCACTGTTGAAAATTATTCAAATTTGACCAAAGAAAGAGCAAGTCAAATTTTGAATGAACTATTTCGTGAGGGATATAATCCTTCACGAATTCGTGTTGTTCGTGAAGAATGAAATGTACAAACCCCAGGTTGATGATTATGTGAAATGGAATAGTGAGTATACACCTATCGAAGGATGGGTGTATTTTGTTGATAATGAATATATTACGATCGAAGTTGGGGTCAAGGATAAACCAGATGATTTAGTTCATTTTCATAAGAAAACCCATTGTTGTGTTCTTTGCTTTCATCAAAACTGGCATGAACTGGAATACGTAAAAAACAGAAGAAATGATCAATTACTACAAGAAGATACTATTTCCGATACATTTGTTTCAGGCAAATATTCGTGAAAATCCACTGATTCAATCCGATATTCTACAATCGATTCAGACTCTTTATACAAAAAAGAATCTTGAAATCCCAGAAGGTTGGTTGACGGATAATATGTTCACGACTTTTAATAAAGATCAAATCAATTCGCATTTGTTCAATAAAGAATCAAAGATTGTTCAATACTATTATCAATATGTGAGAAAGTTCTTTGATGAACCAGTTGAATTTGAAATTGATGATATTTGGTTGAATGTTTATTCAAATGGTGAGTATCAGGAAGAGCACACACATTTGACTCCTGATATCTTCATGCCACGATCACATTTCTCTTGTATTCATTATTTGAAGTTTGATCCTGATGTTCATGTGCCCGTGACATTTGTGGATCCAATTGCGACAATGCGATATAATACATTGGAAATGAAATCAAATCGTTATTCAGATCGATGGTCTCCTAGGATTAGTGAAGGTGATTTGATTATGTTTCCTCCTTATCTGGGACATTTTGTAAGTAAATCAGAACCAACACCAGATAATCCAAGAATATCAATCGCATTTAATATTCGAATTCATAAGTATGGGGATCAAGGGAAAGATGGAAATTAATTTTGATGATTCATTCTTAGAAGATCGTGAATTCAAGATTGCTCATGATTATTGTCTAAATGCACCATACCGTTATGGTGAGAGTGATAATGGTGATGGTATTGTGACTGGTATGGTACATGAAATACCAGAGACAGAATTTGTGTATAAGTTATTTCGAAAGAAGTTAATGGACAAGTGCCCATTTCTTTCGAAGATGAAGTTGTATCGAACGTATGTGAACTGTTTTTCACCAAATGAGAATCCATATTTTCATACTGATGGGGAAGGAATCACATTTTTGTATTATGTCAATGATCAATGGGATATTCAAGATGGTGGAGAAACGCAGTTTTATGTGGATGGCAATATCTATGGCATTACACCAGTTCCAAATCGATTAGTCATGTTCCATGGTATGATACCACACCGTGCCACATCATTTCGTTATGGTCATCGATTTACAATTGCAATTAAGTATGCACCACAATAAATAACAAAAAAGTCTCCATATTCATGGCAGTTAATATTACCAAGACGGAAAAGTTTACGAATCCGACAAGTTCAATTTCTTTTTCACAAATTCGTTCAGAATTCGGTGGCAATCCGACTAATGTACGTGCCGCAACTTATAGAAGAAATACATCTGATCAGGTTGATTGGAACGGTGAGAATGCGACATCAATATCACCTAAAATTCCCGATGCCGTAGAGAACGAAGATGTATCATCAGATAATAATTGGTCTGTTAATTCATTAAGAAATACCATTACTGATTATGTCGTCACGCAATCAGGAACCAATGAAGAATTATCTTATACCAGTAATGATACATCAACATGGAATGGTAATTTAAGTCGTAATGTTTTAAAGAAGTTTGATGTGACTGGAACGGTTTATGCAAATGAATCTTCCAAGGATGCACTGTCATTCAGTGGGAACTTGTATAACCTAGAGATTGAGATTGATGAAAACGGAGAGATTTTAGGTGAAGGTGGAGCATCTGGTGGTGGCAATGGTGGAGATGCCTTATATGTGAACAATACCTATACGAAGTCTGATGTAGAGATTAGATCTTATGGTAAGATCTATTCTGGTGGTGGAGGTGGATCATCTGGAAATCCTGGTAATTCTGGAAGTAGTCTTAATTGCAGTTCTACAAATAATTTTAATGTCAATGTCAATGTTGATCCAGGTCGTTATTTGAACAATGTAAGACCAGGATTTCAGTGTCGTTCTGCAAGATCTGGTGCAATATGGTTACGGGCAAATCAGAACAGTGTGAGAAATCGTTGTCGTGGTGGTGGTGCAAGAAGAGGAGGAAGTTCGACAACCGTATATCGTGGTGCAGGTAATGCAGGATATCAGTGTTCACCAGCCTGGAACATTTTATGTCAAGAGACCAATAATTATACTCTTTCAGGAGGACCAGGAGGAAGTGGTGGTGCAGGAGGACCAGGAAGAGGATTTAGTAATCAGAACAGTTCATTAGCAGGAAGTGCAGGAAATCCAGGAGGAAGGAATTCATGTAGTGGTGGATCATCAACTGGAAACTCTGGTAATCCTGGAACTGATGGTGGTGACTGGGGACAATCAATTGTCGGTGGAGGAACTGCAGGAAAAGCAATTCAAAAGAAAAATGCCAGAGTCGAGTATTATACGGAGAACACACTCAAGGGATCGATCCAGAATATATAAAAAAACAGGATTATGTGTTATGATGTTTAATGAATTAGTTTTTAAGTTTCTAGATGAATTTTTCTTAAATGAGGCAAAAGGAACAGAGTTTCATGCCTCTACAAATTGTCAAAATGAAAGGTGGAGTATTTGTCAAGGTTGCGAACACTTTGATGAACCAGAAGAGGGATGTAAGTATTGTGGATGTTATTTGCCTCATAAGATCAAGGATCCTTTCGGTGATTGTCCATTGGATAAGTGGATTTCTAATGATGAAGAATGGAAGAACAAACACTATGAACAACTCAAGGCAATTATTGTAGAAAAGTATCCAGAGTATCAAAGTATTATAGAACAACATGAAGGAATCAATTGAACTAAAGGGACGGTATTCTGATTTTATTGGTGAATACTCTTGTTCTTTATCTACAGAGTTTTGTAATGAGATCATCCGTGCATTTGATTATTATCAGGATATTGATGCGGTTTATTGTGAGGATACACAGTTTGAGAATAGTAATGCAGGAAGATTTGATTGGGCATTAGATCTGTATGATATGAGTCCTATTATGGAGGGTAATCCAGCAAGACATTTGAATGAGGTACTGTTTGAATGTTTAGAGGAGTATACCAGAGTCTTTGGGCATTTAAAGACTGTGCCATTTTATTCCCTGGCACAAAAGGTACAAAAGACTCCTGCTGGTGGTGGTTATCATGTCTGGCATGATGAGAACAGTGGATTAGAACATTCAAAGAGATCATTGGTATGGATGGTGTATTTGAATGATGATTATGAAGGAGGAGAGACTGAGTATTTGTATTATAAGAGAAGGATACAACCAGAACGTGGAAAGTTGTTAATCTGGCCAGCAGGTATGACTCATGCACATCGTGGTGGATTAGTTTTAAAGGGTAATAAGTATGTTGTAACTGGATGGTTTTATCTACAATGAAAGAAGAATTCCCAAGTCTCCCAGAACAAGGTAAGAATCTGGCAAAGTTTACATTTGAGGTGGTGAAAAGTGTAATTGATATCTCACCTTCTCCAGTGTTGTTATCAGAAGAGGAACAACAGAAAAGATTGGATATTTGTAAGAAGTGTGAGTATTATTCACCACGACATCAAAGGTGTAAACAGTGTGGATGTTATATGAAACATAAGGTTAGGTTCGGTGCATCAACGTGTCCGATACAGAAGTGGTAATTAGACATATTTCCAAATATAACCATGCCAAGTCTTACGTCCATTGCTTTTAAGTGCCTTATACAAACCAGATCCTTTTACATTACCAACTGCTCTTATTGCATCTGCACATGATTCGAAATAGTATTCTTGCCATGTTTTCTTATTGATTGCTACAACTCTTCTTTTACCAGATTTCTTATCAATCATTTTCCATCTATGTCCATATGCAATAATACCTTTCCTTGATGCAGAAAGTATATTACTGTTGTTTTTTCTATTACCAGTTAGTTCTTCTGCCGCATCCATTGCACTATCCCAATATCTTTCTTCTCCTGTTTCTAAATTCCAACCCATAAGTTTAATACCAATACCTTTACCAGTACCTCTATACTCTGGATTCTGAAAACCAATTAGTTTCTTTGGTTTCTTAGGTTCTTCTATTATAGGAGTTTCTTCTACCTCAGTATCAATGTCAATACCATTTAATTCTTTAATGTAGTATTGTTTCTTCTCTTCAAACTCTGATTCATTACAATCACATATTTCTCTGTGCATAAAATTATGATTTTTATGCTTTCTCATCTCTTTATGGATGAGTAATGGACTCATACGCATTGCCTGATCAATGTGATGTTTCCATATCTTATTGATTGGTAGTGTGGTTGCACCAATATATTTTGTTCCGTCTGTTCTGTTGATGAGTTGGTAGATGATACCCATTGTATCAATTTGTTATTGTGAATTATCTTTTATGTATAATAGGGTCTGTCTATTGTATAATGTATTATCATATTTCGGTTTCTGAGAGAGAACATAAATAATGGAATTTTTTATTGATTCTCAATTGCAATTTTTATTGAGAATAGACCTCTCTAGAACCTCTCTAGAACCTTATGATAAACCTCTCATAAACCTCTGAGATCTTGTGTTTATATCTCTTATAAACCTCTCTAGAACCTTATGATAAACCTCTCATAAACCTTATAGAAACCTCTGAGGTCTTGTGAGTTTGGCCTGCAAGCTACCACACAAGACCCAAAAAGTCAAGCACCCGACGAAAAAGTTCACAAACCCACACAAAATTTGACATAAGGCATATATATAATATCATGATGAATCTCGACGAGACTCATAAGGATTCTTATGGTTGACATCTCGACGAGATATCAGTACAATATAAGAGCATCATACACAATCTCGACGAGAACCATGTACGACGATTACGATCTCGACTATACATATAGCAACGAGTTTTATACATATGATCTCGATGAGGTTGTGGAACATCATATGCAATCACGAGATATACAACAAGATGCATATGAGATGGATGATGATTATGCACGAGATTCATGTGATTACAATGATCTTGCATACAGGCATTATGCATGATAGAATACGCACACACTGCACGAGATTCTCATGTACGCACATGCACACAAACGTATTGTAAGTGTAACACTGGACATTGAGTGTTATGATGATCTAGAGTTGGAAGATATCAATTGGAATGATATCCTAGATCTTGAGGGAGATGAAAAGGTCAATGTTACCATAAAGGAGATGGCAGACATCTATTGATTCTCAATAAGACCGTTGTTATTGAGAATGATGTGCCACTTTCTGAACTGTCTACTGGGTATTGACACTGCTGCTCCCTCGTCTTATATTTGGCACAAGTTCAAACCACACCCATGAACGACTTCGACACCATTGACACTGATCTCTGGCATGAGATCATGGACATGCCTGGTGAGATCTTTGACATTCCCGAAATGCAGGATCATGTGCTAGACTTCAACCAAGCACTCAACTCCGATGAGGACTTCTGATGCAATTCCAAGTCACCTACATTGATTTTGATTTCAGTTCTGATGATCCTACCTGGGGTGATGTAGATCCTGATTATCAAAAGGAAGTCACAGAGGAAACCATTGGTCAAATCTGGGAGGCAGACGATGAGGATGATCTAATTGAAGAGATCACATGTGCATCAGGTTGGTGCATCAATTCCATTGACTATCGTATCATTCTCAACTGAAATCACTAACATGACCAACGAGCAACTTGCCCAATTCAAGTCTAACTATGCCGAGATGATTATCGAAGGCATGGATTACAAAACCATGGAAGCAATGGTCTACGATGTTATCATGGAATCGTTTGAACTTTTCACCGAAGATGAGATGAAAGAGGAAGTTTTGAACCATTACGATGAGGAGATCCTGGCAGGTGTTATCGGTGGAAATCTGTAGACAGTTGGACTAGTGGCACAAGGCACTTGACACTCTCCACCATCTGTCCTATATTAAGCACAGTTCAAACCACACCCATGAACGACACCATCATCGACTTCCGCAACGAAGCAATGCGTTTCATTGACGAAGGTCACGATCCCCGTCACATGCTGCTATGCTGTCTCAAGTACATGTCGCAGGATGACGTGGAGGACATGCTCAAGATGAATGAGTACATGAATCCTCCCGAACTTGACGAAGAGGATGACAGTTGGTACACTGACCCCAACAGCAAGGCATCCTACCACCACTACTGATAGACTAAGTGGGGGTGAAGCATCCCACTCAAAACACTTCACTTTTCCTTTATCCCTTTTTTCATTATGCAATTCGCAATCACTGGTTCCTCTGCTATTGAGAACATCTCTGTGGCAGACAACATCGCAACCATCACCTTCACTGGTGGTCGTTCCTACGATTACACTGTGAACGATGTCACTGCTTTTGTGACTTCCCTGGGTGATGTGATGACCAAGCAGGATTCTGTTGGTCGTTTCGTGAACAATGCTATCAAGACTGAAACCCTTCAAAAGGTTGCTGCCTGATAGAATCTAGTCGAGATGGGACAGTTCTCGTACTGTCCCTCTCAGGTCTCGACTAGATCATCCAAACCATTACAATGAATCTAGTCGAGACCACACAAACAATGAACACAATCAAAGTTAAACCAATCTCGTCGAAAGCAAAGAACAGATTTGCAAACCTCATGAACAAAAACGAGATTTGCATCATCGAACAACACCGAGATGGTATGATGTTCCTCACATCACAAAACAAGAGGAATCACTTCTGGGTTAGGGTTGACAACGATCCCCACTGGATGCTACACTGATCATAAGAGGGAAGAGGTTTGCCCTCTCTTGCGTAAAGTTACCTTGCGAGTCCTGTAATCCATAAGTATAGCATAGTGGGTTGGTGAGTTAGGGTCTGGGGTGGTGCCCAGACCCTTTTTCTTAGCACATCGTAATAATTATTTTTTAACAGGAGCAGTGTCGATGTATTGTCGTCTGCAGGGATACCCCTCCCCTCTTCTGGTTTCATGTATTGTAGAGGGTTCTAGGTGCTTGTGAGAGGGTTCTGTGCCAGTTCTAGAGGTGGCACAAGGGTGGTTGTGGTGCTTGGTCCCTGGGGTCCATCATTCCGTCAACGGCACACCACTGCCGACCCACACCAACCACACCATGAACACCCCGTTCTTTAACCCTTCCCTCGATCAAGATCTTAATGCCGAACAGATCGCAAATCTTGATCGTATCTGTCAAGAAGTCACCTCCAAGTTCTTTAATCAGCATTATACTGAGGTGATCATGAACACTCTAAAGTATTGCCGTGGTCGCAATCGTCACACCACAGACTTTAGAGGTTTCAATTCTGTCTATTTTACAATCAAACGGTTCTGCAATTATGAGGATTATGTAACCTTCCGCAAGTATCTGCAAACCCTAAGTGCAGTGTATCGGTGGCACTTTGCATCCTTCCAACACTATTGTTACCGCAATTCTTTGCACGAACGCATCAAACTGGAAACGCATTGTGAGCACTGTGGTTCACTCTCTAAAGCACTGATTGATCGGTTGATTGAAGCAAACCTGTGGACGGTCTGAGAACTGTCCACTGGGGCAGGTGAATCGGTCGATCCTGCCCCATAATTACCTCAGTCGCAACCAACCACGATGCGAGTCACCTTCAACCCCAGCAGCAGCAACACCCAACTGGGTCCGATTCCTGCCAGCACCACCGAACCTAAGTCCTGCCCTTCCACCTGCCCACTCAAAGAGGTTTGCTATGCTAAGTTTCACTTTCAAGGTGCAAACTGGAGAAAAGTATCTGAAAAGGGCATGGAATGGGGTGAGTTCTTATCCAAAGTCCGCAGAATTGCCCCAGGTGCTATTTGGAGGCACAATGTCTCAGGTGATCTTCCTGCAGACGCGGAGGGTAACATTAACCTCGAAGATCTTCGGGCACTATTGGTGGCAAACCGTAGACGCAAAGGTTACACCTACACCCATCACCTTTTGAATGATCACAACCTTGAAATTATCAAAGAAGCAAACAAAAACGGATTCACTATTTCCGCATCTTGTGAATCTGTGGATGTGGCAGATTCTGTTATGACAAAGCACGGAATCCCTGCTGTTGCTGTTGTTCCCTCCACAGAATCCCGTCGATTCTTTACAACAACCAACGGTCGCAAGGTTGTAGTTTGCCCTGCTAAAATTCATGACAATGTTAACTGTGCAACTTGCGGTATTTGTGCTAACCCCGACCGTACCTTTATTGTTGCTTTTCCTGCACACGGTACGGCAAAGAAAAAGACCGATGCCATTGTGACGGTCTGAGAGGTGGCACACGGGGGGCAGGCAACCTGCTCCCTTGGTGCTTATACTGTAGGAGTCAACCACACAGACACCATGTTCACCTCCATCACCGACCGCAAGTCCTTCGGGGCAACCTATCAGTGGGCAGTGCTCAGCACCCTCCCTATGGACTCTGACAAGTCCCGTCACGGTCTTGGACCTTCTGAGGTTAATCAGGCACTGGGGATGCCCAAAGAAGCACGGACAACAGTCTCCCTGCTGCTCAAAGAGATGGCAAAGAAGGGACTGGTCGTGCGTTACGAATACCGTCTGGGTCGTCGCATTGTATCATACAAAAGGGTGATGCCCCTCCGCAAACGGGAGCACCTCGCACGATTCCTGGGAGTGTGACAATCCGTTAAGATGCACAACGGGCACCCTGCGGTGCCCTCTCCACCCTCTATACTTTAAGAGTCAACCACAGGGAGAACCCCAATGACCAACCCCACCACCGCCACCATCGACGTTCCCGCACTGCGGGAATTCATCCAGGAGAACCCTGGTTGCGATTGGGAGGATGCCTGCGACTGGGTTGAGCAGGTATCTGGTCAGACCGTTCCCGACCACCAATGGGGAACCATTGAGGAGGTTTGGGAGGAGGAGTCCAAGAACTGGGAACCGACCGATGATGAGATGATGAGTGCCTTCGGCACCAAGTGGCACGACGGTCTCTGATCCTAGCACACTGGGGGGCACCTGCCCCCTTTTTTTAATGTTTTGTAACTGGGCATAGGTTCTACCTCCATCCTAGCACGCCAGGGGGTAGGGGGGGGGAACCTGTAACAAAACGTCACTGACACTGGGCTCTACCCCAATCCTAGCACTTTTTTAACCCCACCGTCAACCCCTTGTCACAAAACGTCACTGACAGTAAGTTCTACCTCCATCCTAGCACATCCCCCTCGCCCCCCCCCAAACAGTAGACAGTTTGATTAGTGGCACAATGCGGTTTAGACCGACCTCCTCCTCTCTCCCCCCCCGACTAATCCGTGCTACAATTAACGCAGTTCACCACCACCCCATGGAAACCTTCCTGACACCCGATGAGATCCTGCAACTGGTCACCACTGGTGTTTGCACCCTGACCGATGACCTTATGATCAGGATGACAGAATCCTATGAGGATTCTGAATGGTACAATGATCCTAACAACGTGATGAGTAAGCATCACTATTAAACTCGACGATATAAACTCGACGAGATGCGTGCATCATAAAACATACATCTCGTCGAGACATATCATATAACATATAACATATAACATATAAAAGATTCTACCTTCAATCTAGCACACCACAAGACCCACACGTAAGCATCATGTGACACTAAAAAACTGGCACAAGGGGCACCTGATGATCCCCACCTATGCCCTACACTTAACGAGTCGTCAACCACAAGACCTTGAAAAACTCCACCCCATTCTTTCTAGGTGTTTTTCTCACCTCTCTAGGTTTCATTGCCTGCCAGCACGTTCTAAACAAAGAGGCAAAATTACGTTGCCTTGAAACTCAAATTAACCACAAGATTGTGGAAGGTAGAACATTCCTAGGTGACACAACGATGTGTGTTCACAATGCCGAGATCACACTGCCTGTTGTATCCTATCGGTGACACCTAAGGGGATTCTCCCCTTTCTAGGGGGATTGTGTCGTTTTGTGTCTGTGGTTGGATTGCAGACACAATCCCCCCATAAAGGGGAGATCTATGGTAATGTATGGGAGTCGTCAACCACAGACACCTCATGACCTACCGACCGATTCGCAGACATGCAACTGCGGAGGACTTTCAACAGTGGGAGGACCGTGCCAAGAGCATGACCGATTCTGAACTCTGGTATGCTGCCAGGGACTGCCGTAAGGTGGAGGAACTCTGGAGGGGTCACGACCCCATGGTTGAGGGGTTCTACAGTGATCAGGCAGCAACCTATGGCACCGAACTTCGGAGACGTGCCAATCGGTAGGGTGTCCACTTGGGGGGTTTTCAGATCGACCCCCCCTCCTGTAGAATTCAGAAGTCAACCACAGACACCCCATGACCTTCCCCACCTTCCCTGAGATCCTCTGGAATTGCACCGACCCTGCCAATGGCACGATCCGTTGGTCCACTGCTTGCCAAGCAGCAAAGGATCACGGTCTATGGGATGACTTCCGCACAGACTATGGAACCACTGCCCACTTCGGACCCGTAGACACGGGGGAGTTCCTGGTCTGGTTAGGTTACTGAATGTAACGATCGGGCATCCGACTCACGGGTGCCCTTCCCTCTCCTGTAGAATTCAGAAGTCAACCACAGACACCCCCATGAAGATCACTCTCGACCTGACCCCCACGCAACTGGTCATGCTGCAGGATGCGGTCTCCTACCGTTACCACCAGTTGGAGTCGGTAGCAAACAATCAGGAAATCTATCCTGATCAGTCCCCTGACAATCCCATTCGAGTCACTGCACTTCGGGACATCCACATTCTGTTAGATCAGTATTGAGATTGTGGGGAGTTACTAACACTAACTCCCCCATTCGTTCGTTATCAGCAGTTCGTTCGTTTTTATGCCCCCCCGTATATAAAATCAATGGGTCCCCATAAGCTATAAACGACCCAAAGCGACCTTTAAATATAAAACTCAATGTTTTTTTCACAGTCCACAAAAAATTTTCAGAATATAAAAAAGTGTTCATAAGGATCAAAATTACTATATAAAATCAATGACAAATTTCAAAGGTATGCAAAAAAATCCGCAAGAAAATTTTACGACTGTAGAGATCGATCCAGTAACTGGGGAGTATTATGTAACGATACCTCAATGGATTCTCGATGAATATGGGTGGTACGAGGGCACAGAAGTAAACATGGAAGTTGAGGGAGACTGTATAGTGATTACCGAAATCAAGAAAGATTGACAGTGTATAGATAGAGTGTTATGATACTGAAGTAATCAAATTCTATTATGGCTAAAGGATTTACCGTAAAAGCAAATGCACCCAAACCATCTGAGAGCACTCAAGAATGGGACTATGAAAAAGCAAAGGAAATGGTAAGAGGCAAGTCCATTGTCTTTTGTTTACCAGGTAGAGGAGTTTCTTATACATATCTCAAAAATTTTGTACAACTTTGTTTTGATTTGGTACAGGCAGGAGCAAGTATTCAGATCTCGCAAGATTATTCATCAATGGTAAATTTTGCAAGATGCAAATGTCTAGGTGCGAATGTACTGCGAGGACCCGATCAAATTCCCTGGGATGGAAAGTTGCAGTATGATTATCAATTATGGATTGATAGTGATATCGTTTTCAATACAGAGAAGTTCTTCCAATTGGTATTGATGGATCAAGACATTGCCAGTGGATGGTATTGTACCGAAGATGGTCGCACGACAAGTGTTGCACACTGGATGGAAGAGGATGATTTCCGCAATAATGGTGGTGTAATGAACCACGAAACACTTGAGAGTATTTCAAAACGTCGCAAACCATTCACGGTTGATTATGCAGGATTTGGATGGCTTCTGATTAAGCACGGAGTCTTTGAGCATTCTGAGATGAAGTATCCATGGTTTGCACCTAAGATGCAAGTGTTTGAAAGTGGGGAAGTACAAGATATGTGTGGAGAAGATGTAAGTTTCTGTCTCGATGCAAAGGAAGCAGGATTTGAGATTTGGTGTGATCCTCGCATCCGCGTTGGTCACGAGAAGACTCGTGTGATTTGATGTCAATGACAAAGTATACAATTCTCCATAAGGGAAAAGTTCTTTATAAAGGATTGACTGAGGAGGAATACTTTGATATTATGGAGGACCTGTCGGTAGAGTTTTATCAGACAGGTTCTCCAAGACCTCAAGATCTTGAAACAAAAATGTATGAATTCTAAGGAGTATTATGGCAGTTCGTTCTAAAGTTGGTCTAGTAAAAGATGGGTGGACTCCTGGGAAACCCAAAAATACTCGTCAGGGAAGAGGTAAGCATACTAAGTATGCCGCTACGTCTCGTAATGGAAAGCGTAAGATGTATAGAGGACAAGGTAAAGGATAATGGCACGTTGGATACATAAAAACGGGAAGTCAAGACCCGACAAACGATGTAAAGGTATTTTGACACCCAAAAAGTGTGCCAAACGTAAAAAGAAAAAATGAGTTGTTTAATCACCAATCTACCATCACAAGAAGTATGGGTTCGTAAAGAATATCTTACTGATCATCAAAATGGGCATGGTGAATTTGTAAAAGGCGTCTGGGTATCGGTAAAGTCGATTCCTGGACGTGCTTTTTATTTTGAGACTTATTTGCCAGAATATGCAGCAATGTACGATAAACTGCCAATTAGTGCGTTTTTATCTCGTCCCGAACTACCTGATCCTGATATGAATCTTCCAAATTTACAATTTTGGAACTGTATGGATTACGGTGTAGTCAGTATTGATAAGAAATTCATTGGAAGCATGGATTTTGAATGTTATACGAGAGACCATGGTATTGTGAAGGGCACTTATGTTTGTACAATTGATAACTATCATCATGATCCAGACTATGTTGACTGGGCAACCAGTGAAAATCCTGCCGAACACAAGTCCCATAACCTTATTGAACTCAATAATGGACAATATGCACTCTATCCGAACAACAGACTACGTATTTTTGACAATAGTTTAACACCTGCGGAACCAAAAATGCCCGATTTTAAGGTTTCGACTCAATATTACCAAGTAGAATGTGGTTATGATCGTCTTGGAATGGGAAATGAGGATGAATATCACTGGAAAACTGCTCAAGAGCGTAAAATAAATACAGATAAGGGATAGCAACCCCTCTAAAAGTTCTGATTTCACAGTAAATCAGGAGCTACAATGGGTAATTCACCGGAAGAAAAATCAAAAAGAGTGCTAACAGAAGTTATGCACGACATCGCACCACGTCATGACTTCACAAAACAGTCAGAATTGCATAAAAAAATTCGTAATGACGAAGACTATGACGATTGGGAGTATGGAACTGAACCAATTTATGGATAGGGGTATAAATAAAGTCAGAAAACTCTAGTCAAAATGGCAATTCGGAGGATATCTAGAGCATTTAAAGATATTAGTTTATCATTTGAACCACATCCTATTACAAAAGATCTACCAGTCTTGAAAAATGAGGCTGCTATTCGTAGGTCTGTGAGAAATATTGTTCAGACAATCCCTACCGAAAAATTTTTTAATTCGTTATTTGGATCTGATGTAAGAAGAAGTTTATTTGAATTTGTCGATTTTGGTACTGCATCAGTAATTAGTGATCAAATTCAAACATCAATTGAAAATTTTGAGCCAAGAATAGACAATTTACAGGTTGAAGTATTTCCTAGACCAGATCATAATGAATTTGAAGTAACTGTTATATTTGATATTATTGGACAAGAGTTTCCGACACAAGAATATTCATTCCTATTAGAGGCAACAAGATAATATGCCTTTTACAAAGTTTACAAATCTGGATTTTGATCAGATAAAAGAATCAATTAAAGACTATCTTCGTGCAAATTCTGATTTTACGGGATTTGATTTTGAAGGTTCTAATTTTTCTGTATTAATTGACACATTAGCATATAACACTTATATTACGGCATTTAATTCAAACATGATCGTAAATGAATCCTTTTTGGATTCTGCCACTCTTCGTGAAAATGTCGTTTCTCTTGCTAGAAATATTGGATATGTTCCAAAATCCAGAAATTCTTCGAAGGCAACCATTTCTTTTACAGTAGATGCATATGGAACATCTACACCTACAATGATTTTGAAAAAGGGTTTAGTATGTGTGGGGGATGTTAGTAATACATCTTATGTATTTTCCATTCTAGAGGATGTACAGGCATCTACAGAAGATATTAGCTTTGATAGTGGAGGTAATACTATCAATGCAAGAAGAGCAGTATTTAATAATATAGAAATTAATCAAGGAACGTTTTTAACTAAGCAGTTTGTTTTTGATGGATCACTTGATCAAAGATTTATTTTAAATAATTCATACATTGATACATCATCAATAAAAGTTTATGTCAAAAAGGAGAACGAAGTTGGTTTAGGTATAGAATATAAGTTAGTAGATGATATTATTAATGTAGATGGAAATTCGTTAATTTATTTAATACAAGAAGTTCAAGATGAAAAATATGAACTTTTATTTGGTGACGGTTTAATTGGTAGGAAATTACAGTCTGGGGAAATTATAACAGTAAATTACATTACTACGGAAGGAAAAAATGGTAATGGGGCATCTTTATTTTCTTTCTCTGGAGTAATAACTGACGATAATGAAAGTTTTCTTACTACTCAACCATTTACGGTAACGACAGAATCCTCCTCTAAAAATGGATCTGACATTGAAACATTGGAATCAATTAAATACTATGCTCCAAGAATTTATGCCGCTCAAAACAGAGCAGTTACTGGACGTGATTATGAAGCAGTCATCAAAAAAATATATCCAGATACAGAATCGGTATCAATTGTTGGTGGAGAAGAACTAGATCCTCCAGAATTTGGAACTGTTCAAATATCGATTAAACCAAAGAATGGAAATTTTGTTTCTGATTTCAATAAATCAAGAATATTGTCACAATTAAAACAATATTCTATCTCTGGAATTAACCAAAAAATTGTCGATCTCAAAATTCTTTATGTTGAATTAGAATCTTATATTTACTATGATGATTCCAAAGTAACGACAGCAAAAGATTTGAAATCAAAGGTATCAAATTCGTTAACAAACTATGCAAATTCATTAGATGTTAATAGATTTGGGGGAAGATTTAGATACAGCAAATTATTAAGAACTATAGACAGTACAGATAGTGCAATAACATCAAACATTACACGAATAAAAATAAGAAGGAATTTAGTTGCATTACTAAATCAATTTGCTCAATATGAACTTTGCTTTGGAAATCAATTCCATGTAAATAAGAATGGATTTAATATTAAATCTACTGGATTTAAAATTGCAGAAGAATCAGACACTGTTTATTTGACAGATGTTCCAAATTCGGACTTAAAAACAGGAACATTATCTGTAGTTAAAAATTTAAGTGATGGTTCAGTAAGAGTCGTTTCAAAATCTGCTGGAATTGTAGATTATGTAAAGGGAGAAATTAATTTATCGACGATTAATATCGTATCAACATCAAAACCAAACAACATTATTGAAATTCAAGCATTTCCAGAATCCAATGATGTTGTTGGTCTAAAAGATCTTTATTTAAATTTAGATATCTCCAAAAGCAAAATAAATATGATAAAGGATATTATTTCTTCTGGTGATGAAATTTCTGGAACAGTATTTACCAGAGATTATTACACGTCAAGTTATTCAAACGGAAATTTAATTAGAGAGTAATATGATACAAACTGGATTTGAATCTAGAGTAAAGATTCAAGATATTATTACCAATCAATTACCAGATTTTATTTTGGATGAAAGTCCAAAAACAGTTGATTTTTTAAAACAATACTATATCTCCCAAGAATATCAGGGTGGTCCAATTGATATTGCAGAAAATCTTGATCAATATATTAAATTAGACAATTTAACTCCAGAAGTAGTAGTAGGTAGTACAACTCTTGTTTCTGCAATTGATTCTAATGATGATATAATTAATGTTTCCAGCACTAAAGGATTTCCCAATCAATATGGACTATTAAAAATTGATGATGAAATCATCAGCTATACTGGATTAACAACAAATACTTTTACAGGTTGCATTCGTGGATTTAGTGGAATTACAAGTTATCATTCAGATTTAAATCAAGAAGAATTAGTATTCACACAATCCGTATCTGCAGGACATGATGCTAATTCGAAAATTCAAAATTTAAGTTCATTATTTTTAAAAGAATTTTATAAAAAATTAAAATATACTTTTGCTCCAGGTTTTGAAGAAAGAGTCTTTGATTCAAATTTAAATGTTGGCAATTTTATTAAAGAAGCAAGATCTTTCTATGAGTCCAAAGGAACTGATGAATCATTTAGAATTTTATTTAATGTTTTGTATGGAGAAACTCCAAAAATAATCAATTTAGAGGAGCAATTAATAAAACCTTCCGATGCGGAATTTATTAGAAGGGACATTGTAATTTCTGAGGCAATATCTGGAGATCCTTTAAAATTAGTTGGTCAAACTATATTTAAAACCAATGATACTTCTACAAAAGCATCAATATCCTCAGTAGAACCTTTTACAAGAAAAGGAATTCAATATTTTAAAATATCTTTATTTGTTGGATATGAGGATAATACTTCTATTGAAGGTACTTTTACAATTACTCCAAGTACAAAATGCTTGGAAACTGTGGAAGTGGATTCATCTATCATTTCAGTAGATTCAACTATTGGTTTTGGTAAGAGTGGCACAATTAGATCTGGAAATAATCTAATATCTTATACTGATAAGAGTATTAATCAGTTTTTAAATTGCTCTGGAGTAATAGAGCAAATTTTACCAACAGACAATATTATTTCATCAACAGAGACATATTTTGGATATGAGGATGGTGATCTGTCCAAGAAAGTTGAGTTGCGGTTAACGGGAGTATTATCCAACTTTGTTCAAAAATCGGAATTTGTTTCTGTTGATGAGGGACAAATTTTAACAGTAAAACATCTTGGTGATAATATTAAAAATCCAGAGCAAAACAAAACATATAAAGAAATTTTTGCAAATTCTTGGATTTATAACACTAGTTCTTCTATTCAAATCGAATCGATATCTGGATCTACTGTTGTTTTAAGAACAACTGTTGATAGATCGCAATTAAAAAAAGGAGATTCGATAGAAATTATTGATAATTCTACAAATCAAGTTGTATATCCAACACTTATTACAGATATACCATATGTTGATACTGAAATTTCTGTAAATTCTACGACAATATCATTGTCAAATTTTAATTTTGTTTCAAATTCGGAAAAAACGTACTCTTTAAGAAGAAAATTAAACAAGTCTAAGAGCACCTTAGTTCCTTTTAGATATGGAAATAATACTGTAATTTCGGATGTTCAAAATTTATATACTGATGGAAACTATGCTTACGTAGCTTCCAACTCACTTCCATCATATGGAAATGGATTTACTAATTTTTATAATTATGAATTAACAAAATCTTTAAATCAAGCAAATATTGCTCCAGGATCTGGTAGTTTAATTGATCAAGATCCATCAACAAATTTATATACAACAATTTCTTTTGATAATCCTGTTCCATTTATGACAGGAGAAAGAATTTTTTATGAACCTGCCTCTAGTCCATTAGTAGGATTGGAGACTGGTTCATACTATGTGGAAGTATTATCAAATCCAAAAAATATAAAATTATATACTTCTTCCTCATTTGTAGGCGATAGTGATAATTCTTTAAGATTTTCTTCTCCAATTTCCGGAATTGGTGTACATAAATTTACCCTTTATTCCCAAAAATCCCAACAAATTAATTCTTCAAAAATATTAAAGAAATTTTCTTTATCTCCAAATATTAAGAGTGGAGTTTCTGAAAAAACTATTCCAGGATCAACTGGAATGCTAATCAATGGAGTTGAAATTTATAACTACAAGACATATGATAAAATTTATTATGGTCCAATTGAGTCTCTACAAGTACTTAATGGCGGAAAAGGATATGACGTAATTAATCCACCAAAAATAGAAGTATCATCCAGTTCTGGAACTACTGCTCTGATTCAACCTGTTTTATCCGGAACAATAACCGATATATTCGTTGATTCTCAGAATTTTAATATAGATCAAGTTCTGTCATTGAATGTAACTGGAGGAAATGTTGTTGGAGGAAAATTTGAACCAGTTTTGGTGAGGAGAAGAAGGGAAGTTCTTTTTGATGGAAGACCAACTAGTAATGGTGGTGGCATAAGCACAACAACTTCACAACTGACATTTTTGTCTGATCACAATTTAAGTAATGGGGAAGAAATAATTTATAGAAATAATGGAAATTCTAATATAAGTATTGGTATCGGATTATCATCTTTAATTGACAATTCATCTTATTATGTGAAGGTAGATAATAATCAAACCATAAAACTTTTTAATAATTTTGAGGACTATTCTTCTGGTATAAACACTATTGGATTTGCATCTACCAGTCTTAGTGGCATTCATAAGTTTTTAGTTGGAGATATTCAAAATACAATTTCTGAAATAAAAATTATTGATGGAGGAACTTTAATAAATAAAAAACTTTTAGTTAAACCCTCAGGAATATCTACAGCAAATCATACTATTGTTTTTAATAATCATGGATTTTTAAATGGAGATATTATTGAATATTCTTCTGTTGTTGGATTGGGATCGACTCAACCTCAAACAATTGTTGGTTTGACAACAACAAATCAATATTATGTTTTAAAAGTTAATAATGATTCGTTTAGGTTATGTGATGCTGGGATTGGTGGGACAATTTCTTCCAATTTTAATGAAAAAAATATTGTAAAATTTTCAACACAAGGAACTGGATATCAACAATTTAAATACCCAGATATACAAGTTTCTATAGAATTCAGTTCAGTTGGAGTTGGAACAACAACACAAACGCAAAATATAATTGCAACACCAGTAGTTAAGGGATCAATAGTAGATCTTCAACTATATGAAGCTGGATCTGGATATGGATCATCAGTATTGAATGTAGAAAGAAAACCCAATTTTACTATAAAAACTGGAAAAGAAGGACAAGTTGAGCCAATTATTGTTAATGGACAAGTTTCTGACGTAAATTTACAATTTGGTGGATTTGAGTATTTTTCAAATCCAGAATTAAAAGTCGTTGATCCTACTGGATCTGGTACAGGAGCAAAGTTAAGATCTATTATTTCCAATGGAAAAATCGTTGATGTAAAGATTATTCAACCTGGAATAGGATATTCGACTTCAAGTAGGATTGATGTAGTTCCTAGTGGATCTGGGGCAATATTTGATTCTAGTATCAGATCATTGACTGTTAATGAAGTTGAAAAAATTTCACCAAAACAATATGAAATCTTTAGAGATAATGATAATCAATTGCAATATTTTGTTTCGGGATACTATGAAGATTTAAGAAATTCTTTCCAAGAAAATGAAAGTGTTTTGTCGAAAATAATTGGATGGGCATATGATGGAAATCCAATTTATGGATCTTATGGGTTGATTGATCCTAATGATGTAAATTCTGGAATTAAAACTTTAACATCTGGATATACAAAGAATTCCTCTAATGTTGAAGATAGACCTTCCATATCAGATTTTCCTCTTGGATTTTTTGTGGAAGATTACAAATATAATGGTAATGGAGATCTTGACAAGAATAATGGAAGATTTTCCAAAACACCAGATTTTCCAAATGGAGTATATGCATATTATGCAACTATAGATTCTGCAACAGGATCTCCAACTTTCCCGTATTTTATTGGAGATTCTTTTAGGTCAAATACACTAGAAGAAAATCAAACGTTAAATCAAGAGTTTGATTTTAATAACTCAGATCTTATTAGAAATACTTTTCCATATAAGATTTCAGAATCTTTTGCAGATAATGATTTTATTATTGAAACTAATGAAATCAAAAGACAGAAAATATCTATAGAATCCGTATCTGAAGGTCCAATTAATGGATTTGATATAATCAATTCTGGGGATAATTATAAAGTTGGAGACAAATTAACATTTGATAATTCAGACACAAATGGTGGAGGTATTGATGCTAAAGTATCTGCAATTAAGGGTAGAGATATCAATGAAATAAACACGACTTTAGAAACATTCAATAATGCAATTTTTACATGGAATGAAAATAAAGTAAAAGTTACTATTCTTCCATATCACACATTATCAAATAATGATTATGTTACAATATCTGGATTTAGCACATCCAATTTATCAAAGTTAAACAATACATTTAAGATAACATCTAATAATAATTTAAGTGTAGGATTAACCACTGCTATTGCTGCCTCTGGTGCAGCATCGACGGAGATATATGTATCAAATATTCCTACAGGAGTTTCTGCTGGTAGTACTCTTGGAATAGGTACTGAGACATTACAAGTATTAAATGTATTTAAAAACAAGAATATTTTAAGAGTTCAGAGAGGTCTTCCAGGTATTTCCCATGAATCTGGATCTTTAGTATTACTTAAAAATAATTCATTTACTATAGATGCAAAACTAGATTATTTTAAATCCGAAGTAAATAAAAAAGTATACTTCAATCCTAGAAAATCCGTTGGAGTAGGAACAATATCTGGAATTGGTAGTGATGTTTCTTTTAATTTTGGAAATCAGTTAATTTTCAGGAGTATTCCAACACAAAGAATTTACATTGAAGATCATCCATTCTCAACAAATCAGTTAGTTACATTCAATACCAATGGAAATAGCACCATTTCCATTTCTACCTCACCTTCAGGAACTCCATTCAATATACCTTCCACATTGTATGTTGTCAATAAATCTCCCAACACAATTGGAGTAAAAACTTCACTTACTAGCAATGAAGTTTTCTTTAGAACTAATGGAGATAATTCTGATGATTATTTGTTTGAAACTAATTTCGAACAAAAACTTGCTACCGTTAAAAAAATAAAATCGACAGTTTCAGTATCTACCTCTCATGGATTGACTGAGGGTGATACTATTACATTGAACGTAAAACCAAATCTTACTGTAGGTATTGGAACTTCATCGTCAGTAAAAGTTTTAAGAAATTTAAGTTCAAACTACTTAGAAATAAATCCTGTTGGATTTAATTCACTAGGTGTAAGCACTGTCACAAATCAAATCCAAATACTCAGTCATGAATTTAAAACTGGAGACAAAGTTAGATATAATGGAAATGAAGTAATTTCTGGTTTATCAACAGACTTCTATTTTGTATATAAAGTGGATGATAATAGCATTAGTTTGTGTGAGACTTATAATGGTTCATTGTTAAATCCTCCAACAACTGTTAGTTTTGCATCTACTGGAGGATCTACTCAAACACTATCATTGATTAATCCGCAAATCAAATCTGTAAAAAATAATAATTTGACATTTGACTTATCAGATGCTTCTTTATCAGGATATAAGTTTAAAATATATTATGACAAAGAATTTTTAAATGAATTTATTTCTACTGGATCTACCAATAATTTTAGTATATCTGGAGTTGGAACTATAGGAGTTTCCGCAAATGCATCATTAACTATTAATTATAATTCAAACATTCCAGAAAAATTATATTATTCACTGGAAAAATCTGGATACATAAGTACTTCGGATAGTGATGTGAAGAATTACTCTGAAATTCTTTTTGTTAACAGTCAATATAATGCAAATTATACGATTTCTGGAGTTGGTACTACTACTTTTAGCATTAATCTTACAGGTAAACCAGAAAAACTATCTTATACAAAATTAGAATGTGATACTTTAGAATATACTACAACATCGACCTCAGCAAAAGGTCCAGTTAGTAAAATAAATTTAATTTCTGGTGGAGAAGAATATAAAAAAGAACCAAATATTACTGGTTCAAATTCTCAAAACGGTGAAAATTTATATGCCATTCCAAAATCCAAACTAATAGGAAATATAAAAGAAGTTAGAATAATTAATCAAGGTTTTGAATATTCTTCAGATAAAACATTATCTCCTCAGGCATTTATATCTCCAAAAATTACTCTTAAAGACTCAAATACTGTTGGAATTATAACAGTAATTGATGGTGGAAAGAATTTTGTGTCTGCACCACAAATTGTGGTTGTAAATAAAGATACAAGAGAAGTTGTTGATAACGGATTGTTAAAATCAATTTTATCTGGAAGTTCGATTTCAAATGTTCTTATTGATGTTAATCCAAAAGGAATTTCTGATGAATCGGCAGAATTATTTACAGTCAATAATACAAATGGCATTAGCATCATTCAAGTTAAATCTTCAGCAACTGGAATATTTACATGCGTATTAACAACTCCAACTTCCGGATTCCCCATTGATCCATTTGTTGTTGGAGAAGAAGTTTTTATTGAAGGAATACAAAAATATAGTTCTACTGGAGATGGATTTAATTCCGCTGATTATGGGTATAAGTTTTTTACAGTATCAAATTATGAGAATAAATTTACTCCAGGTCTTCTTAATGATCAAGTAACAATAAATGTCTCTGGTTTTACAACAAATACTGGAATTGCAAAAACAATTCAAGATTCCTCTGGCACTATTATCAGTAGAGATGATTACCCAGTCTTCGAACTAACAATTAAACCATCAGAATTTGAAATTGGAGAAAAATTAATTTCAAATAATGTTGAAAGAGATTTGGAAGTTGTAAAATATGACGATTCTGTTTCCATTAAGGTTTTCGGATCATATGATTTATCAAAAGGAGAAGTCATTACAGGAAAATCTTCAGGAAACGTAGCAACCATAGAAGATTTGGTCCCGTATGATGGTAAATTTGATGTTAGTTTTTCTACAAGAAAAAATGAAGGATGGAATAATGAAACTGGAAAGTTGAATACTGATTATCAAGTAATTCCAGATAACAATTATTATCAAAATCTTTCATATTCAATTAAAAATTCCCAACAGTGGAAAGATATTAGAACACCGGTTAACAGTTTAGTTCACCCCGTTGGATTGAAGAATTTCTCTGATACTCAGATTACTTCAGATTCTGATGAAAGAGTTGGTTTTACAGAGAGTTTTAATGAAACTACCATAATTAAAGATATATTTGATGAAAAACGTGTAGATACCATTTATAATTTCGATTTTGTAAAGGACATAGATGTAATTGGAAGTAAATCTAAGTTTTTGAAATTAAAAAATAAAAAACTTACCAATTATGTTGAAGTTGGATCAAATCTTGTATTAAAAATTGATGATATTAGTAATGAATTTTCTAGTTCCGAATCGGAACAGAATACTTACACAGATATATTTGAAATTGATCCATCCGAATCTTATTCAAGTTATCTTTTTAAAGTATCAGATATCAACAATACAAAAATACAATTAACAAATTTAACTATAATAAATGATGAAATTAGTGAAAACTCTTTTATTTTAGAGAAACAATCATTAGTTAATGTTGGATCTGGATTGACTCACAATGATGATGAAGAATATGGAGATTTTTCAATTGAAAGTGATAGTTTTGATACTAACTACTTGAGATTTACCCCAAAAGATCCATTCAATACAGAATATAACTTAAAATACATCAAAAAGAAGTTTATTCCTGGAGTAGGAATAGGAACATCTTCTATAGGATTTATTGATATCACTTCGAACTCTGAGGAAATTATTACAGGATCAGAGTCTACATTAGTTCAATTTGATACGAATAAAATATCTTCATTGTATGTTACAAATCAAGTAATTCAAGAAACTACTAATAAAATTAATTTTGTCGAATTATATGTAACTCATGATGGCACAAATACTAATATTGTAGAATATTATTTTGATACTACCCCATTTAATAGATCTAGTGAACCAATTGGAATATTTACTTCGTTTATTGACTCTGGAAATATATCAATAAAGTATATAAATGATACTTCTTTTGACACAACAGTTAAATCTAGAGTGGTTGGTTTTGGTACTACTTCAATTGGAATTGGTACACATAGATTTAAATTAAATGGACAACCATTAGGAAATGAAAGGTCTGCAATTTATCAGTCCAATTTTTCAGGAACGTCTTCTGGACTATCTACCTCTGTAATATCACTCAATAAAAATATATTTGATGCCGTAAGATCTTTAATTGAAGTCAGTATTGGATCAACTAAATCTATTCATCAAGTTCTTTTAGTTCATGATAATTTTAACATTTATTCTCAACAATCAGCATTTCTCTCAGTTGGAAGCACTTCTGGTATAGGTACATTTGGAGGAGAATATTCTGGATCCAACTTTAATCTAAAGTTTTATCCAGATTCTGGAATAACTGATGATATAAAAATTCTTTCTTTCAATGAATGCCTTTACACTGAAGTTGACTTTGTAAATGATGCTCCAGATCTTCAGTTTGGAACATCAGTCGAAAGTGTCGAAACATCTCAATATTTTGCATTAAATGGAACTAGAATAAACAAAAAGAATTTTGTGTTAAGAAATAATGGAATTCCAATTTTTGCCAAAAAATTTGATCCATCAGATACTAATGTCTTAAATCCATCAACTGGAATTTTTACAATAGAAAATCATTTCTTTAGTGAAAATGAAGAATTAATTTATACACCAAAATCAACATTTGTTGGTGTTGGATCCACTCCAATGGTTTATAAAAATGGATCTATTAGTGATATTTTACCATCTTCAATATTTGTTGTAAATAGAACCGACGATACTTTCCAAATATCCACAACAAGAGCAGGATCTGCTGTTACTTTTACCTCTCTTGGTGAAGGAAATATGCATCAATTTGAAATGTCTAAAAAGAATGAAAAATCACTTATTACTATAGACAACATTGCACAGTATCCACTGATTTATACTAAGATTCAAACATCTTTATCTGGAAATGGTGGAAGTATTAGTACAGATGCTACTATTTTCTCTTTAAGTGGAATTTCAACATTAAATCCCCTTGATATCTTAAAGATTGATGATGAATATATGGAGGTAATAAATGTTGGTTTTGGAACAACAAATATTGGACCTATTACAAATACAGGATCAGAAACTTTAGTGGAAGTTGATAGAGAATTTGTTGGATCTTCTGCAACATCGCACTTGGATGGAAATATTGTTCAAATATATAAAGGATCTTATAACA